CCGGTGACGGAGCCAACGAAGCCGTTGGTCGAGGTCACGGGACCTGAGAAGGTTGTGGAAGCCATGGTAGTACCCCTTGCACAAGGATTCGCCGCGCAGTCTGTGCATCGTCAGGTCGGGCGTCCTGTCTGCGTGGCTGATGTTACCCTGCGCGCAGTGTACACTAGGTTTTGGGGTTAGTCGAGCCTGTTGGGATCGGCATAGCGAAAGTGCTTTCCGGCATTCTTGCCGCGGATAAGTGGGCGGTCTGCCGCTAAGGCTTTTGCGAGCATCCCGGGGGAAAGACCAAACACCGCTTTTACCTCCTTTAGGCTCTGAAAAACCTGACCCGACGTGACCTCGACGATAGCTTTATTGTACTTCGCCGCGTGTTCAGAGCCCCGTTCTTTACCTTTGCGCATAGCGCTGAGCTTTGCACGTGTTTCGACAGTTGCTCGTTTCCCGAGGTTAGCTTCTCGCAGCTTCGCCTTAGTCTCCTCGGAGACGGCCTTACCCGACCTGTTGGCACGCATGAGTGCTTTGGACTCCTCTGAATGCGGTAGCCCAAGTCTTGGGTGGATATTTTCTTCGTAGTGCTGCTTTAGGGCCTCGGAAATGCGCTCTTTGTGCCTGTCGCTCCTGACAACACCTCGGCTTGAGTTGTCCGTGTACCGAGCCATGTTGTAGCACTGATTAGTGCCGTGGTGTTCGTTCAAGAACACTTGCTCAACGCTGTGTAGCTCAGCAGGGTCGTCGACCTCGGCAACGATACGGAAGACAAATGAAGCCGCCCCGTACTTGTTCCATGCGTTTTGCAGGGGCAAACAGTGGTGTGTCCCGGCAGCGAGCTTTCGACGATGCGTGCGTACGCGCGTACGCCACGTTATGGTGCTGCCGACGTAAAACTTCGCGTTCGTAAGGTTGATGATCTTGTAGATGACAGACTTTTCAGAGTGTTCCATGCTCGGCTCCAACGGTGACTTCTGTACCGAAATAGGTAGCTAGCTGTCACAATTGCGTCAAGCGTTTTCTTGGGGTGTCTTTGGTTGGAAAAGAAAAGGCCCGCCGAAGCGGGCCTTAACTACTTGGTTTTGTTGGCTTATGCGCCCGGCGAGGCGTACATGGCCAGCGGGTCGGAAACGCCGAAGCTATAACGCTCTCTTGCTTTATACCTCACGTTCCCTGTATCGAAGTCACCATCCATTGACGTCGACATAGCGACGCGGACGAAGTGCTTCAAACCGTTCGGGATGTCGGTGGTGAGGTACCACGCGTCATTGTCCGTCAGGTAGTGGTTCACTGCGTAACCGCCCGGGATCGAGCCGTTCGACTTGAGGGCGTTGAGATCGTTATCGGCGGTGCCGACGCGGAGCTCAGTTTCCAGCAGACGAGTAGCGACGAACATCAGCGACGGCGGAACAATCAGCTTGCGCGGACGGGCAGCGATCAGCAGACCGCGTTCGTCTTTGTAAGCTGCGATGTCGATCACAGCCTGTTCCAGCGAGGTTTCGTTGAGGTCGGCGTCAACCGAAGGACGGTTGGAGTTGGTGCCGCCAGCAACGGTCGGGTGCGCCGTGTTGAACAGGGTCACACCGTCGCCCGATTGGAACGTGGTGAAACCGGTGTTCAGCAGCGAAGCTGCCTTGACCTGCTTGGTGTACGCCATAGCGCGAGCCAGCGCTTTGGTGTAACGAGCCGAGAGCGAGTCGTACAGGTTGTCTTCCATGGCTTCCTCGGTGATCGAGAAGCCCATGGCCACCGTCTCGTGATTGTAACGAGCGGTGAACGATTCCTGTGCGTTGTCATACGAGATGGCAGAGCCTTCCGGTTTCACCGGTGCTGCGCCAAAACCGGACAACTTGACTTCCTCTTCGAACGAACGTTCGGAGCTTTCAGTCTCGTAAATCTCGGCATGCTCGTTTTCGTACTTGGCGTACTCAAGACCGAACAGGGCGTTGAGGCCCGGAAGCAGTTCTTTAAGGGCCTGTGCGCGTGAAATAGCCATCTGTCAGCCCTCCTTACACGCCAACAGCAGCGGTCAGCTGCGTGTAGTTAAGTTTCACGACCAGCAGCGGGAACGAAGTACCAGCTTCGCCACCACGGGGGCCACCGACGTAGTCGATGATTCGCAGCGGGAGGTTGGCATCGGTGCCGATGGTGGACGCATCGAGTGCGACGCGCGAGGCTTTGAACGTGGTGTTCACCGCACCCTGAACAATCGCGGCGTTCTTGCCGTAGATGTCCAGCGAGTTGGTGATGGCCTCGTCAGCCTGCACAACGTACAGGGCCTGCGGGTCGTCCACGACGAACGCGAGCGCGTCCGAAGCAACGGTGCCGGTCGGCCACATGTTGCTGAACGTGATCTGCCCAGTCGAGGGGTCGGTGTACGAGCACCCGACAAACACGCCGAGCATGGCGATGTCAGCAGAAGTATCGCCAGTGGCGGTCTGCTTGGTGATCGTGGTCGAAGTGCCGTTGTCAACGAGGTTGACGATATCTCCGGCGGCGATGTTGACGGCGAGACCCGACGCGATGGGGTACTGGCGGAAAACCTCCAGCGAGCCATTGTCGAGACGGCCAGTCACACGCAGACCGAAGGGAGCATTGACGGAACCCATGGGTTCTCTCCTTCATCTACAGAGTTGTGTTCACGGCAATCACTTGCCGAACGATGTTTTTGTCGAGCGCTCGGGCCGAAGCACGGGCATACGCGGGTCGTTCTCACGCATGAAATTGCGGTCAACTGCGTCGATCTGGTTTTGAGCCATCTCGAGTTGGCCTTCCACGCGTGCGTCCGCGTCTTCAACCGGAATGCTGCAGAGCAGCAATCCACCAACTTCGACGTTGCCTTTAAAGCGCGAGTCGAGGTCGGACATAATTTGCAGCTCAGGATAATCCTCCGCCCTTACAGGCGTGTAGCCCTCTCGGAACCGAGACGACACGTTCGTCATGTCTGCGTTACCCATTGTGGAGGTGCGAATCCACCGGAACTTGATGCCCGGACGGTCTTCGGGGGTAGGCAACATGGACTGCCGCTTCCACGTTTTTTTGCGCGGACTCGTGTTTTCGCGAGTCTCGAGAGTACGTGGGGTCCGATCAGCCATTTGTCATATCCTTTAGCTTTTGCGCCGCGAACACCTTGAGAGGTACACCAAGGCGCTTGGCGAGAGCGGCCTCAGAGGAGGTTAGCACGACCTTGCGTGGGGCTTTCGTGCTGCGAGCAGCAGGGGCGACCACGGTACCAGCCTGACGTCGGGGTGCTTTTTCCTCAATCTGCCCGTCGTCAAACCTATCTGGGAACGTGCGGCGAACCGCATCGTCGATCTTAGAGTAATACAAATCACTCTTCGGATCAATTCCTTGTGCTACGAGGTCCTCGTGGATGCCCATAGCGAAGCCGGTCATGGCTTTGTCCTTCATGAACCAAGCGTTCTTCTCGGCCCACTGCATCGCCCGGTCGTCGGGCTTAGCGATCTGCGGAGCAGCTTGCTGCTGCGGCGCGGGTGCTTGCTGCTGCACAGGGCGCGGCCTGTAGTTCTGCACCCGGTCATTCTCGACCTGTAACTTGAGCAGCTTCTCCTGTGCGGCAAGCACAGCATCAGCGTCACCGCTCTCGTAGGCGGACTTGTAGGCCGCGCGTGCGGACGTGAGCTCACTCTCAAGGCGGGCCTTGGTCTGGCCGACGAGGACAGTCTCACCCTCGGCATAAGCCTTGCGGAGCTGCTCGTTCTCCTTACGGATTTTCTCAGCGTAGGAAATGGCCTCCTCACGGAGACGAACAGCCTCTTCCTTGGCGCGGCGTTCGGCGTGCTGGTCGAACTTGAGCTTGTTGATGCGTTTTTTGACGCTATCGGAGTAACCCTCTAGGTCGTCATCATCAGCACCTTTGGACTCAACCTCGGTTTCTGGGGCTTTCGGCTTGCCTTTATCGGGCTCTGGGGTGTCGTCTTGGACTTCGATCTCCAGATCGTCGTCGGCGTCCAGTTCCACTTCGATGTTCTCGCTCATGCTCTGCTATACCCCCGTGGGTCTTCGACAACGGCCTCGACCGTGTCATCGTTAATCAGACGAAACTCCTTGCCCATCACCTTGAAGCGGGTGCCTGAGTAGGACCGGAAGATGATGAAATCGCCTTCCTTGCACCAAGGGCCGGACGGGAACTTGTTCGCATCGCTGTAGGCCTCGGGGCCCGCTTTGATAACGAAACCGATGACGGATGCCGTCTCCTCAGCCTTTTTCAGCTGATCTGGCATGTACACGCCACCTTCGGTTTTCTCGCTGACTTCGGGGACTGCGATCAGCAGTCTGTAACCGGAGGGCTCAGGCAGCTTCGCTTTGAGCTCCTCGTCCTCCACTTTGTTGGCCGTATACATAGTATCTCCTGCAGTGATTCAGGCTCACAGCGCCTTGCGCGGGACATCCGCGTAACTCAAAGAAGTACAGCGGAGTGTATCAGTCCGCAATAAATCTTTTCTCTAGGTCCTTGATGTCGTCCTCCATGCGCTGGAGAGCGGTGTACTCTCCGGTGGCACGACAATAGTCCTCGTAAGACTTGGCACCGCCGTTAGCGAGGTGCTCCATCAGGCGCACCCGCTGCTCGGTGATACCGCGGAGGAGAAGGGCGAAGACGGTATCCTCCATCATTCACCCTCACCGCCTTGGATCGGACCTTGGCGCTGCTGCAGCGCCCGGGCAGCCTCGATGGCCAGCCGCGTGCCTTCCATCTGCGCTTTGACGTTCTCGCGAACAGCGTCGGTGGCCAGCTTTGCCATGGTGTTTGCCGCGGCTCGGTCGTTCTCGCTCTCAACACGCTCCTGCTGGATGACGAGGTTCCCGGCGGCAGTGGCGGAGCTGACCTGCAGCTTCTTGTTGTCGATGTCGATCTTGTGGTCGAGCTCTTTCTGTTTGAGCTCGAGCTCTTTCATCTGGATGATTGTGAGCGGGTCCTGAGCCTGCTGCTGAGCCTGCGCGGCTTGAGCGTCGGCCATGTTCTTGTTGAACAGCTTTGCAGCGGCCTGAGCGACCATCTGGGACAGCTGAACCTCGACATCCTCCGGCAGCGGCTCGCCCTCGGGCGGCAGCGGGACTCCGAGGCGCATCTCGATCTCTTTGCGGTACTGATAGGCAACGTGCTCGGTGACGTGAGCCATGGCCGCGGCCTGAATAGCCCCTGCGAACGGCGATTGGCCGACCATCTGAGCGATCTTCGGGTCCTGCATCGCGGCCATGTGGGCAGCAATGTGCGCCTCGTGGTCTTGGTACAGGAACGCCTTGACCGGAGTCTGCTGCAGCAGCGCCATGTTTTCGGCGACCGGGTCCATCGGTTTGATGTCGTCCGGCAGCTTGATGATGTCGCCCGCGTCTTGGATGCCCAGCACCTCGAGCATCTGCTGGTGCAGCTTGCCCATGTCGTAGAGCTGCGGAGCCTGCTGAGACAGCTGGAGAGCCGCCTGATACTGCATGATCCGCTGAGCCATTGTGGCAGCGTTAGGATCGGAGACCGGGATCACGTCAACCCGACCGTCGAAGTCGTCGATCCGGTTGAAGTCACCGTCCATGTCGTAGGCGTACTGCTCCGGCATGTAGTCGTGGATGATCCGTGCGAGGA